GGAAGGTACCCGATACGGATACAAGTTCGACATCAAACGCTTTTATGACAACGCACGTCAGGACTTTGTCATGTGGTGCTTCCGCAGGGTATTCAAGGATAAGAGGCTGCTGAAAGTGATCGAGGCGCTCGTCACCGTGCTGCCGGAAGGTCTCAGCTTCGGACTGCGCATCTCGCAAGGGGCGGGAAACCTGCTCCTGTCTGTATTTTTAGACCACTACCTGAAAGACAAGTACGGGGTCCGGCATTTCTACCGTTATTGCGATGACGGACTGGTACTCGGTAAATCGAAAGCGGAATTGTGGAAGATTCGTGATGCCGTCCACTCCCAGGCCGCGCAAATCGGGCTCACCGTTAAGCCCAACGAACGCGTGTTCCCCGTGGACGAGGGCATCGACTTCTTGGGGTATGTCATCTACCCGGACCATGTGCGCCTTCGCAAGCGCATCAAGCAGAAGTTCGCCCGAAAAATGCACGAGGTAAAATCGAGAAAAAGAAGGCGGGAGCTGGCCGCATCCTTCTACGGGATGGCGAAGCACGCCGACTGCAATAAGTTGTTTAATAAATTAACAGGCAAAAAAATGAGAAATTTTAAAGACCTGAATGTCGCCTACAAACCGGAGGACGGCAAGAAACGTTTTCCCGGAACGGTAGTAAGCATCCGGGAACTGGCAAACCTGCCCATCGTGGTCAAGGACTTCGAGACGGGCATCAAGACAGAGCAGGGCGAGGACCGTTGCATCGTAGCCATCGAAATGAACGGGGAGCCACGCAAGTTTTTCACCAACAGCGAGGAAATGAAGAACATCCTCGCCCAAGTAAGGGAAATGCCGGACGGATTCCCGTTCGAGACCACCATCAAGACGGAAACCTTCGGCAAAGGACGGACAAAATACGTATTCACATGAGAAGAGCAGAAGGTAACGCCGGAGTCAGGTTGCTGGAATGCACCAGCCCGGTCAAAAACAAATGGCGCATCCGATGGGACGTGCAAAAGAAGGAAGACGGCTCCGCTTCCTACATGGAAGAGGAGTTCAACCATAAGCCGACCGACGAGGAGATACGGTCAACGGTCACGGCATGGTATAACCGGGAGACAGACAAGACCATCCTTTCCGGATTCACATACGAAGGGGTTCCGGTATGGCTGTCAAGCGAGAACCAGTTTAATTATAAGTCGGCATTCGACTTGGCAACCATGACAGGAGGAGCGACATTGCCGGTAACATTCAAGTTCGGCACGGACTCCGAACCGGTATACCGTGAGTTCACCATACTGGAAGACCTGACAGACTTCTATACGAAAGCCATGCGGCATATCCAAGACACGCTGGCCGACGGATGGAAAAAGAAAAATGCATTCGATTTATCGATGTATGCGGTAGATTAAAAGAAGCCTTCGGGGGGCAAGGCTGTAAAAAAAAAGCCCCCGGCCTGTTAATTAGTCGTCTCACTTACTTATTAACACAAAGATACCTCTTACAGGCACGACCGGGGGCATAGACCCTCGTTCGCCTGCAAGAGGTTTTTTGTGCACGCTTCTGCGCATAAATAAGTGAGACAGTGCAAAAGTACTAATTTTTGTTGAATATGAAAGTAATTGAGATACTGAAATTGAATAAAGGAACGCTGAAAACATGCCGGAAGGTAGGAATCCGGATGGAGGACGTACAGTATATCGAACTATACAATGACTACAACAGACTGCTGGACGAAGGCGAGAAAGTTTCCTACATCGTGGCAATACTGGCCGAACGTTATAATGTTTGCGAGCGAAAGGTATATACGCTCATTAAACGGCTGCAAAGTGACTGCAATCCGTTTGCAGTGTAATGGGACAGCCTCCCCATTGAAGAGGGATGACGGCGCGGTACCTTTGCGGGGTATCAAAACAACGCACCATGAACAAGTATTATCAAATCCTGAAAAAGGTACTTGCCGACGGCAAGACACAAAAAGGCAGGAAAGGCGAAATCCGTTACCTGCTGAACGAGACGCTCACGCTGGCCCCGGCGGAACTGCTCGATATTTTCGAGGGACACAATATCGCACGGAAGAAGCTCAGAAGTGAACTCTCGCTCTTCATGAGCGGGGAGAGACAGGTTGAGAAATACCGGGAAGCCGGGATAAATTGGTGGGACTACTGCGGCTCCATCCTCGTGAACTCCTACCCTACCTATTTCGAGAAGCTGCCGCCACTGATAGACAAAATCAACCGGGAAAAACGAAGCAGCAAGAACTACGTGCTGTTCCTCGGTTCGACCGGCACGGAAAGCAACCAAGCGCCATGCCTCAGTCTCGTGCAGTTCCAGATCGAGCAAGGCGAACTGGTCATTACAGCCTACCAGCGTAGCTCGGACGCCAACCTCGGATTACCGGCGGACATCTATCACCTGTACCTTATATCCCGACAAATAGAACTGCCACTGAAATCCATCACGATAAACCTCGGTAACGTGCATATTTACGAGAACAACGTCACACGCACACAAGAACTGCTTGCCGGCAATCCCAACATAAAATTCGAATTGAACGTATGAAAAAGATGTATCTGTCAGCCCCGCTGCCATTCGTGGGCCAAAAGCGCATGTTCGCACGCAAGTTTATGAAAGTATTGGAACAATATCCGGAAAACACGGTGTTCGTTGACCTGTTCGGCGGTTCCGGCCTGTTATCACACATCACCAAACGATGCAAGCCGGAAGCCACGGTCGTATACAACGATTTCGACAATTACCACAAGCGGTTGGAAAACATCCCAAGGACAAACCGGCTGATCTCCGACCTGCGTGCCATGGTCGGAGATTCCGTTCCACGACACAAGACCATAACCGGGGAACTGCGTGAACGCATCTTCAGCCGTATCCTCCAGGAGGAACACGAGACCGGTTACGTGGACTTCATCACCCTGTCCTCCTCTTTGATGTTCTCCATGAAATATAAGCTGAGCGTGCAGGAGATGCGGAAGGAAGCCCTTTATAACAACATCCGGAAAGCGGACTATCCTGAATGCACGGATTATCTGGAGGGGCTGGAAATCGTCTCCTGCGATTACAAGGAGCTGTTCAACCGGCACAAAGACACGCCGGGCGTGGTGTTCCTGGTGGATCCGCCGTACCTTTCCACCGACGTGGGCACTTACAATATGAGCTGGCGTATGTCGGATTACCTCGACGTGCTGAACGTGCTCTCCGGACATCCGTTCGTCTACTTCACCTCAAACAAATCCTCCATCCTGGAACTGTGCGAATGGATCGGGAAAAACAAAAACATCGGCAACCCGTTCGAGGGATGTACCCGGATGGAGTTCAACGCACACATAAACTACAGTTCATCCTACACGGATATGATGTTGTTCAAAAAAGAGGCCGTCTGACGGCGTTTCTTTGCCCCCTGTTGAAACAGAAAGCCTCCGGCTGTAATTTGTCCGCCGGAGGCTTTACTGTCTGAACATGGCCGTTTATCGAAGCCGTTTGAAGGCCACGCACGAATACACCTCGATATTTTCCACGATCTCCTCGTGATTGTGGTTCGTCTGGCTCTCCACCAGGTCAAAAGCCTTGAACGTATCGCCATCCATGCATGAGAGCCGCTCATGTATCAGTTCCGGCAGGTCAAACACCTCCAGCGCCTCTTCCTTGAACGGGCTGCCCTCACTGGCCGCACCGGTCCAGTCCGTCACGATATGCAGTTTCACTTCCGGTTCGGCACGATATTCCACCCCGTCCACGATCGCGTTCCAGCGTATCGGACAGAACTCAACGAACACCGCCGGGCGTTCCCAGTTTTCCTCCTGCTCGATAAACTCCACGTTACGGTTCCACAAGTCAACGTGTTTTATCAAGCCTCCGCCCACCTCCTTCAGCTCCTTGCAGAGCATATTGTAAAGTTCCTTTCTCATTTCCGTCTTATATCAAATTCAACATTGAAATATTCCGTTATATTCTCCTCTATGATTTCCCGGACAGCCTTCTCCACTTCGGGAGAGACACCCAAGAAACGCCTTCGGGGAATCTTGATCATACTGCCCTCCTTTTTCAACGCCATGAACTTCCAGAACTCCGCCTCGGTAGCCAGCTGTACGGTGCGTTTGTCCTTCCGCGGCTCACCGTTCTTCCTGCGTCCGAAAGAACCGGTTGCCTCGTAGTATTTATGCCAAAAGTAACGCTTCATCTTTTTTGTCACCTTTATTTCCCCGCCGTCATTGTGGATGGCCGCATACGGGAGGTCGGTGTAAAACGTGATGCTGTTCTCAGTGGTCCGGCTGGAAACGCTCCGCCTGAGTCGGCCGGTATCTATCAAAATAGAACCTCCGGGACGTGTCGGGCTCTTACGTCGCTGCCATGCCTCGGAGAAAAAAGCCTGACGCTCAAAATTGCGGTCGAACTCATCCGTCATCTCCACCCGGATATCCTGCAGGATCCGGGCGATCATCTTCTGCACGTCCTTATTCATAGTCATTGTCATTAAAGAGCAAAAGCTGGCGGGTTTCCTCGTCAGCTATCTTCTTGCTCGCGTCCGCGCTCGCGTTGAGTATATTGTAGAATGTACGTTCGGTAATGGCATACACAGGATATACGTACCGCCGCCAGATCTCGCGGTTCGGTACGCCGCGTTTGGCATATTGGTCGTATATCCTGTTTATCTCCTCCACACGTTTCTCATAACTTACTCCGCGTC